TGTACATAGCGAGCCAGCATACCCAAAAGGTGAGTGTGATTGCGGTGGAATTGTTGCAGTCGCTGATTACACGGCACTATCCGACAAGTATGTTGCTTTATCCGACAAGTATGTTGCTTTGAAAGCACAGCGCACATGGGTAGGGCTGACGGATGATGAAATTGCACAGGGCTGGAAAGAATCTTGGGTAACTGAACAAGCATGGCAGTCAGCAGTTTGGTGGGCAGAAGCCAAACTCAAGGAGAAGAACGGCTTTACCGAGGAGAACACATGATAGATCGACTGATACTTGGCGTGGCTTGCTGTTGGCTAGGCTTATCAGGCTTGCTGCCAGCCACAGAGTTGCCACCGCAACCTTTAACACTCAAAGAATTAAAATTAAAAGCAAAACAAAAACAAATCAGCAATATTTGTGATCGAAAGAAAAAATCACCAAAAGTAAAGGAAATGTGCAAAAAATGGAATTACTCATAACCATCGCAGTTTTGTTTGTTGGCGCAATTATTGGTGTTGGTTGCCTTTTGGCTTTTCTGCACTTTTTTGCCGATTAAGCAAACCCTCTAACTCCTGATTTGTCAATAATCAATGCCATTCGTCTTGCGTCAACATCATAGGTGTTTGGTATGCTGACATGAGTCCAACGGTCAAATTCTCTGATAACTTGATCGTAGGGTAAATCGGCCTCAATAATTGCCCTGACCACCTCATCAGGCTTCATGCCTGGCACTCGAATATCAGCCGCACAGCCACGCCGATGTTGACTGGAATCTTTTGAACCCACTGCATCATTTACGGCTTTTGACCTAAACGCAGAATTCACGATGATTGGCTTGCCACCTAAAACTTCTTTGACCTGTTCCAAAAACTCAGCCAAGCGCACCAAGTTCTCTAAATCAGCATCATTAGGCGTGTTGTCCAAGTTTCTGTGGTCGGTGTGGGTCAGTTCTTCAAGAGTAAAGTGAGGTGATAAGTTCATTGCATACCTTTCAGTTGTTCATAGGCTTGGATACAGGTGTTGAGTTTTCTAATGGCGGCATCTCCTTCTGCGGTGATGGCGATAAGAGCATCAGCAGTCGTTCGGTCAAGTTCGGTTGATGTTGTTCCTGTATCACTTCCGCTGGCAGCGGTGGCGGTTTCGGGCACTGGAACGGCGCACTCGGACGTTTTGACAGGAATCCGCAAGCTGAGAGCACCAGTGGCAATATCAGCACGCAAACGGGTCTCTTTAATTTTTGCAACATGGTTTGCCTTTCGTAATGTCTCGCCATAAGTCTGCGCAACTTTTGCCATCGCTTGTTCGGTTTCCCTTGCCTTGGCATTAAGAGCAGCAATCTCTAGCTGTTGACGTTCATACTCATTCTGTTCACCAGCAAAATACCCAGCACCAAAGCTAGTCAGCATCGCCATAACAATGCCAAGAATAATCCACGGATTAAACAGGCTTAACATCGTCAGCTTTCATCATTGCCTCTGTCTTGTCTTTGCTGGACTTGCTTGAGCCGTAAAAAAACGAAATGATAGTTGCAACCGCAGTACCTAGTAAAAACCCGAGAATGATATTTGCAAAGTCTCTGCCGCCTTCTGGCAATGGAATAAAGGTCACACAGAAAAAATAAAATACTGACGCAATAGCCCAGAACCATGCGTAGTAATAAATAAAGTGTTTTGCGGTTTTATCATTGGGGTCTATCGGGGTTTGCATCTCTTTCCTTTCGTTCCAGTTCACGCCTGAGTTTTTCGACCTTGACCACTTCTTTCTGAACTTCGGTTTTCACTTCAAGAATATCCAAGTAAAGCATACCCATCAACGGCAACAATAAGGCAATTAAAACGCAAGCAGCCACCCAACCCATTATGTCTTTTGCCACCGACTGACTAGGACTAGCCACAACCAAAGGTAAAGGAGGAATATAAAAGTCGCCACTACCCATGCCACTTTTAGATGCAGGCTTCTTTTTTCTTGGCGGCGTTGCCATGCCATCTCCTTGTCTTGCCTCTCCTTTGCAATCCTAGCTTTTTCCTGCTCATCGCGTATCACACCACGCATTTCAAAGGTCTGTGTGTACAGGTCGGCGAGGCCAGGCGTTTGGTAGACCATGATTTCCCTGATGGTTACTTCCAGCTTTTCCATTTCTTGCTGGCACATGATGCGATTCATGGCCGTTTGCATCTGCTGGGCATTGGTAACAGTTGGGTCATAGACTTTTGCCTTTTCCTCCTCAGCCCTTAAGTATTCAGCCAGCTTGTCTTGCAGTGTCCAGAATTCTGTGAGCTTGGAAACAATATCCGCCATTGCTTGTGATTCGTTGTAATCAACAAACTTTGTTGTCTTTTTCGCCACAGACTTGGGCGTAACTGGGGCTGTTGCAAATAATCGTTGCCACCATGATTTAACGGCTTTTGCATCACTGGCAATTTCTTCTGCGGTGGACTTGATTTTGAGAAAGTTGGATTTGCTTTGTTTGTACAGGTCGCATAGCTTTGTGATACCTTGCACACAGCTATTGGCGGCGAGTAGCAAACTGATCGGGTCAATTTATAGCCCCAGTATTTTTTTTACCAACTCGCCAGCAAAGCCCGGCCCGAGCAACACAGCAGCAATCACCACATAAAGCAAATACTCAATGCGGGTCATACGTTGTGAGCCTGAAGCAAAAGACTTCTCGATGGCGGCATAACGCAAAGCGCAAATTTGCTCATGCGTTTGCAACTTGGCCTCTGTCTCATCAATCTGAGCCATCAAATGCCCTCGCCCTGCACAATGTAGACCGTAGATGCTGCCGATGCAAGACCGCTGAAATACGATGTCCGTGCAAAGCGCAGAATCTCTACCGCACCGGGCACTAGCACGATGGCTGGACTTGGGTCTCCAGCTATTGGTGCAACAGCGTTTGCCGTAGCTAATGCCGCAGTCGTACCAACACCCAAAAACACTGTATTCGTGCTTGAGTTAATGATTCGATATTGACCTGTTCCCTGTGCATCAAAACGCCCATTGACCAATGCTTGAACGCCAGTAGGCGCACTAGCTGCAGCCGCAACTACTACGGTCTCGCCAAGTGGGGCAAATGCTATTTGTGAGTTTGTTGACATAATTTTTCCTTTAGCAATCTTCAGCGCCAGAAAACTCTGGCAGGGTTTTTAAATACAAGTAGGCTTGCTTGATAAAGTTAACGGAACCTTCATCAACCGATGGCTCAAAACTGTACGTTCGCTCAAACCTAGCAACATCACCAATATGCAAAACACTTATATTCAAATGTGTTTTGTTACCACTTATAGATGTAATTCTGCAAACGGCTGCAAATGTGGCTTTTTCAATACCAGTTTGAACCCTTACGAATGAAGACTGAATATAAGATTCGCCTTCAACTTCTATAATTTTTTTCAATGCCATGTTGTTCTCCTTTTATTAAACGCCGAGGTTGCCTGCGGCAATGAATGTGTTAGCAACTGGAGCTATCAATGAAATAACAGCATATTGTCCCATTGTGCTAAACAAGCTGGAGTAAGACACCAGAGTTTGACCGCCTGCAGCCACTGTGACCTTGCCTGCGCCACCTTGGATAATGGTGCAAGAGAAGGCTGCACCAAGACCAGCAGCGCAAGTAATGGTTACAGCCGAGCCGCTGGTGCAGTAGATCACTTTGCCATTGTCAGCAGCAGACAGCGTGCGAGATGCTCCTGCCTCAGTAATGATGCCGTCAGGACTAAGAATAAACGCTGGCGCAGAGCCAGGCAAAAAAGCAACGGTTTTTAACATGATGGTTCCTTAATCCCAAATGCGGTACGGTGTACCAGAAACAGTTATTTTGTATGACTTGATCGCTTCTGGCAACTCACCACGCATATTGACGTGCCAACCACCCACATCAGCCATTTCAGGGTACTCAACGCCTTCCTCATCGGTCAGCATAGTACCCGTGGGCTTGTAGATTAGCCCAATCACATCAGTGAGATAACCTTTGGCATCAATGTTGTGATCGTTAAATTTAACCCAAACACCAGTACTCAAAAAAAGACTGGTGGCTGTGAACTCGTTTGGAAATTTCAAATGAATGTCGGCTTGATTCATGATGTTGCCTTACTTTGAAAACGCTTGAACTTCAGCGTCAATGATTCGTTGCGGCCAGTAACGCACAGTTTGGAGATTTCCATTCAGATAGTTTGTGCCGTCAGAGCCTAAACGTGCTTGAGTAACTGTTGGGATGGTTGCCGAGGTATCCGTCACCGCAGTACCGCCGTTCACAGCCGCAGCACAGTTATTGGTGTTCCAAGCTGCGCCAAGTTTGTATGCTGTGTTTGCAACAATGGTTCCAGCGTCAATCTGCGCTTGTGGTGAACCACCATCAATAATTACCAATTCAGGATTTGTCGCGTTGCCACGAAGCGTAATCAATTCATTGGCAGTCGCATCATCAAACTGCAAAGCAGGACGAGTGCCTGAAACAGTGGATGGCAACGCACCTACAACAAAACCGCCAGCACCTGCGTTGTACCAGTCGCTAAAGTTAGTCCCAGTCATCGTGGCAACATCGGCAGTGCGTGTAACTTGGGCCACAGTGGTGGGAATGTAGCTGGTGGCAAACGCTCCGGCTTCGAGTTGAGCGCCCCACGCATATTGAGATTGCCCAGAAGTGCCAATCCCTGCGTAGATATAAGAAGTAACGCTGTTTCCAGACGTGATTGAAGCAGTTGTAATAAAACATCGACGCCAACCATTACCAACATCTACCATGCTTGCCGTTGCACCTGCGCTTACATTAGTAACGGCAAATGTGTCTAAATTAAACCTAGCCATCCAATTAGTCGCCGTGGTGTTGTTTCTGACTAAAAGTTCGATAACGGCGGTTGCATCTTTTTTTAGGTAGACAGAGTATGTATAGACGCCTGTAGATGGCGCTGATAATGTTTGCGTTACACGGCCCCCAGCTCCAGTAGAAGTTAATAAATCCGCATTTTGCGTTCCGTCTGGCGAAATAATTTGATCGGTAGTTACTGTTGCACTTGCTGGTGTCCAAGAAGTGCTTAAATCTTTTGATTGCAATAATAAATTTGTTCTTGCTTCTTCGATTAAAAGCCCTTTGCAATTAAGCGTAATCGGATTAAAGTCAAATCGAGGAATATCCGCATTTACTAAGGCAATTAAACCAGATGAATTGGTAACTGTTGCAGTATTGGCGCTCCGCGTAAATGTGACGCGAGAATCAAGTACGGCGGTGGTAAAGTCCAGCGCCAGTTTTGGCAAAACCCGTTCTGTGGCAGTCAAAGCAAACGATGGAGTAATCATTTACGCCACCTGCTCATAAATTCCAGAACCGCTATTAATATAAGAATACACAGCATTGCTGCTAGTAATCGTTATGTCGGCGTTAGATGCGTTTCTAAACTTAATGTTATTGCCTGTCGCATTAACGCTCATATTTTGAATTACGCTTGTTGCTGGCGCTCTTAAATAAATTATTTGGAAAGGCCGTTCTGCGGTCTGTGTAATCCCCTCAATGGTTCCGGTTCCAGACACTTCAAAGAATGTTGCGCTATCGTTCCAGTAACCTGGGTCAAGCCATTGAGCATTAGCAACAAAAACGCGCCCAATTTTGTCGTTGTTGTTAAATGTTTCAATAAGATTGTTTCCAACCAAAACACCTGTTGGAACATTTAGCAAAGCCTGTCCAGAAGTTGCCCCATAAATAATGTTGTCCTTTATAGTGCCACCATTGGTTCCTTGAACCCGAATGCCGAATCCACCATTTAATTCAAGTATGTTACTAATGACGTTTACTCGCTCGGTCAATGAACCCCCGATACCTTGAGTTGTTACATAGTCCGTAGTTTTACAAACATTATTGGAAACTATGCCATCTCTTAAACGGCTGCAAGAAATAGGAAGCGTAGAGTTAAATATGTTGTTTGCTGAAACAATTGTAAAATCTGAATTGCTTGTGGCGCCAAGTGAAATACCATCGTTTGATGTGCCGCCAGCATCAAATGAAATAGTGTTTCCAACAATAGATAAGTGAGTTGATACTCTATTGCGAATTGCCGCAAATTTTGTGTTTTTAATTGTGTTACCAACAACGTTGTTGTAATTTCCGTCAGCAATAATCCCAAAAAATTCTGACTTTGCAATGTTATTTGCTGACAAAATACAGTTGTTGGACAATGAGTTCATGCCAATACTAGCAGGGGCTAATGATTGACTGTTAGTGTTTTTGCAAACATCAAATATCGTGTTTCCCGTTATGATGCATTCTTGAGCACTCTGTAAATAAATCCCCGCGCCGTGCGTATATGAGCTAGTTGCGGGATTTAAGTAAGACCCGTAAACCGTATTAATAGTGTTGCCTTGCACGGTTACTTGTTGAACTCTGATTGGCAAATTGCAATAAACATTGATGCCGTAGCCCGAACACTCAGAAATCGCATTTCCACTTACAGTAACGTTTTTAATGTCCGCAGTAGTGTCGGCTGACACATTTACACCTTGACCAATATTTGTAATAACATTGTTGGCAACAACAATGTCCGAACAACCGTCGTGAACCACAATTCCATTTGGGATAGTTGCGCCAAGAATAGAAGGTGTAAGAGTTGGGCAAGAAATATAATTATTGTTAGCGGCGCAATTGTCGGAATTTTCAAACCAAATTGCAGCCGCGCTATTAGGTGTAATATCAAACGAACAGTTTACAATTTGCACATTCGTAGAATCTTTTACGTAAATTGCGTTACGCAATGGCGCAACGTCAGTAAGTATTCCCGTTTCAATTTTTAAGCCGGAAAAAGTAATGTCAGATTTTGTGTCAACTGTAAACACATTGTCGGTAAGAATTGTTGAGCTAACAATGCCACTACCAAAAATTTGACGGTTGTCACCAACATTTAAAACTGCCGAAACCACATAGTTTCCGTTGGGGAAAAATACCGCCTGATCTGTATCTAATGCCGCTTGAATAGCAGCCGTATCATCAGCCACACCATCACCCACAGCGCCAAAGTCTTTGACGCTTACAGTTTGCGCCAGCTTTTCGCAGACAGGATAAGGCACACCCCCAATAAATGGCGGGTCATATTCAACACCGCAAGCATCTGGGCTGATTCCAGTCCCATCTGGGAAGTTGTAGACCATCGTGCCTTTGCTGTCTTGCACCACAATGCTGAAGTTCACCGCATCAACGTAAACCTGTGCTGGTGTGCCAGCGTTGGAGATAAAACCATTGATTGTGCGTAGCGGCTGGGTTGCTTGAACAGTTAACGCCTCGTCAAAATAAACAGCAATCGGATTGGTTATGGGGTACAGATTTGCCGTGCCAATCCACACATAACCATTGTCCAAAGGCAACCCGTCCTGCCCTGAAAAGACTGGGTACGGTACGCTGATTGATAGTGCTGACATTTATTGTTCTCCCTCATCACCGAATTGACGGCCTGACTGCATGGTATTTAAAAGCCATTGAACACGATAGTCCATTTTCTGCGGCATCCCTAATTCTTTTGCAAACTTTGTAAACGCCTTACTCTTTGCAACCTGTTCTGCCGCCTTTTGATTATTCCCCTGCGCGACATCTCTTGCGGCTTGCAAAAATTCGCGTGAAGATAAAAGGTCATCAGCAGCTTTTTGCATTGGGGTTTTATTTTTAGTAACAGCAGATGCAACAGCGGCAGCAACCCCCACGCCGGGCAAGCCAACACTTCGCCCCGCCATTTCCACTGTCGAGACAATCGCACCTTTTTTGCCAGCCTCTACAATCTTCCCAATAAAGTTATCGGCATTGTCAAACAAGGCTTGCTGGGCTGCTTGTATGCGGCCTGTAACAATACGTTCTTTTGAAGATAGGGCAATACCCCTTGAAACTCTGTAAAGGTCTGAAAGCTGCTTTCGTGCGCCGGGCGGGAGGTTTGACATTACCGCTGTATAGGCTTGCTTGTTTTCTAGCAGCCCTTGATACCAAGTTGCATACTCATTAAAACCAAGTTTTTTGTCCAAAGCCGCACGACCAAATGCTGTATTCAAACCAGAGGCTACAACTTCTTGGCGCATATCTGCTGGGACTGCCTTCAATAAGTTAATGAGTTTTTTCTCATCGCCTTTTGGCAGTGCCTTTATTGCACCAGTGATGTTATCCACCATGCTTAAGTGAAGCTGTTTGCCAAACAGTGAGGTCATGTCTTTTTCAATAGACTTCCTGACTTGTACCGCTTTATTAGCTGCCTCAAAAGCCTCACCAACACCAAAACTTTGCGCTACGGCTTTTTGATCTTGTGCAAGTGGCCCATAAAGTGCATCAAGAGAGGCTCTGTCAGAATCTTTAAATGGGCCTGATTGCTTGTAAGCAGAACCAATGTCTTTCCTGACTTGATCTAACTGTGCATATGTTGGGAAAACCTCAACATCAACACCGTCAATTTTTTGCACTTTCGGGGATAGTCGCCTAAAAACATCTTTCTCCATTGCAGACAAATTCTGCAATCCCCCAAGGTCTTCGCCACGAGTGATGAGGTAATTCAAAATGCTTTGAGGATTAACTTCAGCCCTGACTGGTATTGCCTTGTTTATAGTGTTAGTAAATAAATCTTCAGTTTTAGTAGCAAGATCATCTACATCAGATTGCAACTTCTTTTGCACCGATTCAGATAAAGTGCTTAAGTCTTTTGTGCCACCAATGTTAGCCACCAGTTTCTCTGCACGGTCGCCAATGACTTTGAAACCCTCCAGCTCCGCAGCCCGAGCCTGAGAGCCGGGCACAGACTTAACAGCTTGCGCAAGTTCACGATAAACCTGATTTGTAGTCACATGGTCTGGCTGAAGATATTGGTCAATCCCAAGTCTTTTTGCTGCCGCAAGTGTTTTAGGGTCTGGTGCTGTTTCAGAAGCTAAAACTTGCATAGCCCTCGTTGGTGCGCCGGGGATACGAGTTTCACCAGCCGCAACTTTTGTTGTTTCTGCAAGCTCAGCCATAGGCATAGTAGGCGCAGCAACAGGCGGTATGCTTACGTCCATCGTAGGTTCAATACGAGGCGGTGGCGGTGTGGGTGTACCCCTTAGTGTTTTAACAACTCTTGATGCGCCGGGAACAACCATCTCTAAAACGCTTGTGGTCGCAATATCTTTTGCAATTTCAACAGGTTTTAATTCTGCGCCAGCACCAACTTTTGCCGCTTCAATGCTTGCTTGAGTTAATCCAGCTTTGCCACCAGCACCCAGAATAGTTGTTGCCCTACCAGCAGGCGTGACTGCCGCAATGCCACCAACAACCCTTGGTATATCACCCATAGAAAAGCCGGGTGGGATTACATAATCTTTACCATCTATTGAACTTCGCAAGATGAAATTTCCTTTTTCATCTTGCATAACTTCTGTTGCAGGGTAATTTGATTTTATGATTTCCACTGCTTGGTCTGTGGTGGAAAGTAATGTTCCTAATCCAGTCAAAGCACTTTGAAAACTAAACGAATTCAGTTCTGGCATAGATGTCCACTCTGGCAGTGTTCTCGTGGCTTCTGTTGCCCTTTGCGCCCCAGTCACTGTTTCCACAATAGCTGATGGTAAGTTTTTTAAAGTTGTAAGGATGCCACCTTCTTGCTGTTGTGCGAGTGGTGCTTGTTCTACTGGCATTGCTGGCGGCTGTTCTACAGGCGTGGCTTCTGCTATTTCACTCGGCAATGGGGCATCACCCAACATAGGAATTACACCGCGCTCACCCCCTGTTTCACGCCTAAGCTGAATTTCACGGGCAAGCAATGTTGCGGCCTCAACATCTCCAGCCGCATCAGCGGCTATGAGTGCCTGTTCTAATTCTTGTGTTGTTGCCATTTTGATTTACTTTGGTTTCTTTGGCAGATATTGCTGAAGCACAGAATCCACTGTTCTAGGCGCTGCGGCTGGTGCTGCGGCTGGTGCGGCTTGTGGGGTATATCTCGGCACATTGGCTCTTGGGCCTGTATTGACAGATTCGTAAAAATCTTTTTCAAGAATTGGGCCGAGACTTTCGTCAAATCTAGCAATTTCTTCTTCGCTGTAAGTATCAGAACGGATGAGTTTCCTTGCATGGTCTGCAATTTTTGCTGTCCGTTTGGCAAAAGCATCCGCATACTTTGCCATCAACTCACGACCACCTTCTGAGTTTGCTAATGATGGAAAAGCCGAAACGAATGCCCTGAATTCAGTGTCTGATGTTGAACCCGAACCGGGCGGCCTTATTTGCGTTGCACCACGAATTGCTAAAGCATTGGCAAGGTCATTTGCAACAACAGTGTCAGTAGAAAATCCGAAAGTTTTAGCAATATCCGCACCTAACTTAATTGCAGCACCACCGCCTTTGCCTTTGAGCAAATTTGCAATAACTCTTGCATCTCTTGCAAGTGTTCGTGCCGATGCTGCTGATGCAGAAAACTCTTGCGCCCTTGGTACATCAAGCTCTTTTAATGCCAATGTATCCCGCTTGCTTTGGTCTCCAACACTTACAGAAACCAGTGGTTCTTTGCCAACAGGTTCAATTTTACCAGTTGGGCTTATTTGATATGAACCAGACGGCAACCCTTCTTTTTTCACTTCTTCTGGGGTAAGCCTTCTATACTGTTCTTTTGTTGCAACTAATAACTTAATTTCACCCTTTGGCCCTTTTTGATATGTACCTGGGGGTAAATCTAGTCTTGCTCTTTCACTTTCCGGCAACAATGTGAAGCCCGTGTCAGGCTCAACTTTCATAGATGCCCTGTAATCAGCCAAACCTTTGCCCCATTCCGAACCATAGGCCATAACGCCAAATTTTTCAATTTCATTGGCTGTTTTCTTGGCATCTATTTCTGCCATCTGCAAAAAGCCTTGCAAAGAACGCTTTTTATTTGGGTCGGTTTCTGCATCTATTTTTTCTTGCAGCATTTTTTTACCAACATCAGGCTGGTTATTAAATGCGTTAATTAATTGAGACGAAAATAACTTATCTGCATCTAAACGTCTTTTGTCCGTGTTTTGAGCGACCTGTACTAACGCATCAAACTGCTGTTTGTTTGCCCCTATCAATAGAGGTTCTAGTGTTCTAGGGTCGCGCTCTGCTTCTGGTTTTGCAAAATACTCATCGATCTTAGTTTTAAATTTTAATTTTTCTGCTTCTTGTGCTTCTAATGCTTTGCGGTCAGCTTCACGCTTTTGCTGTGCCGCTTGAATTTCAGAAACACCAGCACCAAGTTTAAAACCGCCCAAAGCCGCTTCAAACGGACTTTGCACGTCAACTGAATAATTGATTGGGCCTTGAAATGGGTTTATTGTTGCCATGTTTTATCCCTTAAGAAAACCCAAAGCCGGGGGTTTTCCCTGCGCCATATTGAAAACCAACCATTTGAGCAGGCAAGTTAAACAGTTGACCATAAGCCTTTGCTTCACCAAGTACACCACCAGCCCGAGCCGCCCCTTGCTGGGCAAGTAAATTTGACACGTTTGTGCCTGACTCCACACCAGCCGCACCAACGCCTGCGGCTGATGCCTGACCAATTTTTGCTAAACCACCCAAACGCCCATATTGCTGTTCGATCAAGCTGGATAAAAGTTCTGGCCTGAATTGAGCCAATGCGCCCTGAATATTGCCACCCCTTAAACCACCCGTAGCCGATGCACGTTGCAATAACGCTTCCTCACCCTGCTGTGCAAGTGCTTGGAATGTCTCACCCCCACGGATACGCTCAATGGCGGCTTGTTCTGCCTCTGGCCCTCTGAGGCCAAGAAACGCCTGCTGTGCTTCTAAGGCAGGAATACCCACTTCGGTGTAAGGTTTTAACAAGGCTTGCAACGCATCAAACTGCCTGCGCTGTTCTGCAATTCCTTCTCGTGAGGCCTCTGCTTGGATGCCAGCCCCTTCTTTGGCGGCTTCTGCACCCATATAGCTGCCAACAAGTTGACTGCCACCCACTACTAGGGCTGTGACTGGATCAGGCATCGCCGAACTCCTTTAAATAATCTTCTAGCGTTTCGCCATACAAAGCCATCACATGATGACCGTGCACAGTAGCAAATCCAGCACCATGCACCAGCGAGACTGCCATCAAAATCAAATCGTAATACCCAGCACGCCACATGAACGACTTGGCATCCGCCTGTTTATTGCGTTCTACCGTGTCTGCGGCTTGCCACTTGAGAATCATTGTCGCCAGCAAGGGCGTTAAATGGTTGCTGTTGCCGATAAAAAATGCGTTCTGGTGCATACCCACCAGCGTGTTCCAAATGGTCGCATTCAGGTCTTGTCGTGCTACTGGGTCGCCATCTGCTACGTCATCAAAGACTTGGATTGCGTCATAGACCATTACCAACCACTCAACGGCTGGTTGGGGAAGCATAAAAACCTTGGTCAGGTTCTCTCGCAGTCCATCGGTCATGCACAACTCCTATACAGGGCAGGCCGCTGGATGCCAGAACTCAGCGACTGAATTTTCGCACAAATTGACAAAACGTCAATCCTCATATTCTTCGTCTTCCCAAGCCTGACAAACCCGCATATCGTTGCATATAAAGTTTAACTTTTCGCAATGACCCCTGAACCCTGCGCCCTTGTCATAAGCCGCCATCGGAATGCGCTCAATCCGCACTTGGGTCATAAAGCTGTTGTCGTAATACTCGCAGTTTGAGCAATGCTTACGCCGTGCGTCTTTTTCATCACACTGCATAGCCTCTGCCAGCCCTGCGTAGAACTCCTTGTTTGCGCCAGCTTCATTTGTAGGCATTTCAGGGCCATAGTTCCAGTCAGCAACCGCAACGGCATAGTTCTTTTTATTTTCTGCGTTGGTCAAAAACTCATCTTCCATCGGCAGGCCATTAAAGCCTCGCGGGATAACCATAAAATCTTTCATGCTGTACTCCTTAAGTAATCTCTCGGCCTGATGCTCGGATGGTCAGGGATGTCCCTGCCCCTGCGATTGTGGATATAAACCCGCCCGACTCCAGTGCTTGCCCCACCAGTTCAGGACAGGTGTAAGTCTCATCAGGCACGATGGTGCGTGTGTCAATAATCAAGTTTGAAGTTCCCGCCGTGCCGCCAGTAGTTACCAAGTTGCAACTGAATGTCACGTTGCTTGCGCTGGTGTTGGTCACTGTGAATTTGTCAATAATAGCCTTAGCATTTGTTGCCGTGTATTGAGTGGTTTGTGTGTTTTCTGCCTGTTTTGCAGGGATGAGCACTTTTACTGTTACTGTCACTGGACACCTCCGATGTTATTTGAAACTGTCAGGATTATGGACGGAATAGCTGGAACTGGGGGTGTTGCAACAACAGAAAGTAATTCAACATCAAGGTCGCTTACCGCAAACATCAGTTCGACATAATCATTGGCTTTGAGGTCAAAAAAGTAATTCAGCGATGCAAATATTTCAGCGTCATTACCTTGAATCCTGATTTGGCTTGCGCTATCTGGCACATCTGTTCCATTGAGTCGAAACCAAAAATAAAACTCTGCCGTGCCACCACTGGTCTTGTCCAACTGAAACGATGTATCAAAGTTGTAGATGCCCTCGCTGTCCACAATAATGCGTGAGGTAGTCGTACCAATCGACACGCCGTTACTTAGGTCAGTGCTGTTAAACGTGATGGCCTTGGCTGTGTTGATGACTGTCGCTGTCTGGGTGGTGGTGTCATAAAACGACCCATATCTTGCTCGTTTGAACTCCCGTGGGGGTGGGGTCATCTGCAAACCCTCAACGGCTTTATTTAGCTTGTCCACCAATGCCAAAGCCTGATTTGCTTTATTTTCTGCCAATGCACAGTTGACCGCCAACTCTTGAGCAATATACGCAAGTTGCGCCAAAGCCTCATTTGCTGTGGCCTGCGCTGTGCCTGCGGAAATATTCACCTCATTGACCACATCAGGCGCAATCGCATCAACAGTCGAAAACAATAATTCAAACTGCCTGATTTGCTGTTGGTCAGTCAGGAATGTAGCAAGCTGGTCACGGGTCAGGTTCAGCTTGCGGGAAACTGGTGCGGTTGCCATCAGTACGCCAATGCTTCAATCTGCGCCTCTAAGCGCACATAAGACACATGAGCATCACTGTCGCCACGGAAACGCTGTATGCGCCAGTTTCTCATGTGACCCTGTTGAAACCAAGCCAAACGCTTTCTCGTGTTACCAATTGTGCCGACTGCAATGAACTTGTCTTGGCTGAATGAACGACCATCCACCGAGTAACTGGTGCTGATAAAAGGATTTGTGCCAAGCGCAACGCTACCCGTCAGGCTGACCAGCTCCAACTCATTAAATATCGCCCCATTGCTTTCGTTGTAGACAATCAGTGTGCCGAACTCCCAGCGCACACGTTCACCCCAGTGGTGTCCAGTATCTTGCACAAAATAGCCGATATTGCTGGTCTGCGGGTCTCCCACCATCCACTTGTCGTATACCCAAACCATGTTTCTGGCTCGGTATTGTGCAAACCCGACCAATGCCGTTGTCAGGGTAAACCATACTGGCGTTTGCATTGCGGCAGATGCCTGAGAATCAAAAACAATCGTGCGGTCTGGCAAGTGAACATAAAGATGCTGGTGATTCTTGTCGTTTCTTGCCTCCAGCTTGACCAAAGCCAATTGCGCCTCGGTGTACTCCAGCAATAGAGTGTCAATTTCCTGTGTGCTGATTTTTTCTGCAACGGCTGATGCCCCAACATAAATGCTTGGGGCTTCGTTTCTACCGCTACCCAAAAATGCTATGCGCTCAATAAACACACAGCAGGCAAATGTACCGACAACGCCCTTTTGTATCTGTGCGCCATCAATCCGTGCAAATGGAAACAAGTCACCACCCACGTTATCAAATACCTCAATCGTGTTGCGATTTAGCGCATAGACCTCGTTCCGCAGCTTTAACAAAGCCACCACAGGGTCAGGGTCAACCTCTGAACTGCCGTATTTCAGCGGATTAACTTGGGTCGGGTCTGATAACTCGGTGACTATCAAGAACTCGCCATCCGTGGTCATAAAATACCCATCCACCCACACCACATCAAGCACCACGCCCAAGTCAGGGTCGGTGACTTGCGTTAGGGTTGAACCATCCCAGTAATACAGTCGCCCACCAGATGCAATCGCCAGTTGGTCAAAGCTGTAATCAAACGTCACCAGTTGATCGGTTGGGCCACCTACGTCACCCAATGTAGTCACTGAACCAGCACTGCTAATCAGAACCAGTTTTGTACCCATCACCCGATACAAACTACCTTGCCAGTTCACGCCACCACGGTCAATGCCTGGCCCTGTGCCGTTGGACACAATGCCATCGCCTGGTCGCAAAAACTCACTGCTAATGCCTGACTGCTTTGGCACAGGCACAAGATTGACTGGATATGCTGTACGCAGTTCAGGCGTGTTATCGGAAAATATCCCCGACAAAATAGGTATTTGCATTACCACTTCACCTTATCAGCCCAATATGCGGCACTCATTTTGCCCTTGGCAATGTTTGCAGAATGGCGAGACTTGAATGATTCACGCCTCGCTTTGTCGGCTTTAGATTCACCCTCACGCATTGGTGACCCAGACACGCCCTGTTGACCAAAACGAATCAGCTTAACTTCATCACCAGCTTTTGCCACAACGACATGGCTTTTGGTTGGGTGACTTGGGGTGCGCTTGGGTTTGTTGAAACCCTCAACGCCAGCACGGGTTAGCCTTGGGTCTTTCATCTGAAGCCCTTAATCTTTTCGGCAATCTTTTTAGGCTGCTTGGCAAACTGCTTGCCTGCCTTAGTAGCCTCACGCTTTGCCCGTGTGGTTGCCGCATACTCAGCCGCTGTCAGTGACCTGATGGCCTTCTCAGGCAGATACCGTTCGCCAGTCTCAGACGATGGCTTTCCCGACTTGGTGCGCCATTTCTGCGCCCCCCAGTCTTTGAGGCTTTTTTGTGTGGCTTTCATTTATAACCGCCACCTTTTTCTTTGTACTTCTTTGCCAACAGTTGGGCTTTGCGAGCCGACCATTCACCAGCCGCAGTCCCTTGCACAGCCGAACCTTTGATTTCCTCAAAGAGACGCTTACGCATGGTTGGCTTCGTGTAGTTGCCAGCCGCATTAACAGAGGACTTGGGCTTGGTTGCCATTAAGCGACTACCGCACCACGGAATCCAACAACCCACCAATCTGTGCCAGCAAACTGGAGGGTTACAGAATCGCCAACATTATTGAAAGTAATTGTTGTTCCGCTGCCAAGGTTGGTTGGGGTCAAAACACCCGTATCACCACCAGCGGCTTCTGCAACATAAATAACTGTCTTCAGTTGGCCTTGTGCGCCATCTGCAAGTGTCAACGCATTACCCGCAGCAGTTGAGGTAAATGCCGTGGCAAGACTTGTGATATTTACTACGCCTGCGCCACTCAATGACTGAACTGCCCCTGATGCACCAGTACCACCATTTGCAACTGGTAACGCACCAGTCACGCCAGTCGTAAGCGGCAATCCAGTGCAGTTGGTTAATGCCCCAGAGGTCGGCGTACCAAGAAGCGGGGTTATCAATGTGGGCGTGTTGGCGAATACTGCCGCGCCTGAGCCTGTTTCATCAGTCAGTGCTGCCGCCAAGTTTGCGCTTGATGGCGTTGTCAAAAATGTTGCCACATTTGAACCAAGACCAGATACACCAGTTGCAATTGGTAAAGCCGTGCAGTTGCTCAAATTTCCTGATGTTGGCGTACCAAGAATCGGGGTTACAAAAGTTGGGCTGGTATTAAATACCAACAAGCCAGTGCCTGTCTCATCGGTCATTGCTGCCCGTAGGTTGGCACTAGATGGCACAGCCAAGAAAGCCTGCACATTTGCGCCATAAACCGCATCAGCATTGATCTGATACCAAGAATTTGTTGGCTGATAGAACCGAATGGCTGTGGCAGTCCCTGCGCCCAAGAACGATACCCCGCCATAAAGTGCAGTCGCACCATTCAACGCAATCGTCAGCGATGTAATTTCTTGGGTGGTGGTAATCAGCACCGTAGTGCCATCAGGCACACCAGTGTTTAAGGGTAAGGTAATCGTGCCCGTTGCCAGCGTTCCAGCGGG